GTATATAGGATCTATACCCACCCACCACCCTTAATTATATACTACAATAACAAGGAGTCAAGGGGGGATTGACAAAAACTAAATAGGGATATGGACAAAGCAAATAAGGAATGGATCAATCTACCAAAGGACTATAGTGATGTTTTTGGGTTTGTTTACATTATCAAGTGTAATCATCCAGATGTAATAAAAAATAATGGTAAAAGATATTACATAGGAAAGAAGCAATGTCAAAAAAGAGTTAAGAAGAAACCATTAAAAGGTAAGACAAGGAATAGAATTACATTTTCAGACAATAATGTAATGGAATATTGGGGATCATCAAAAGAACTACTAAGTGACATTGAAAAGTATGGAATAGAGCATTTCACTAGAACAGTTATAGAATTATGCAATTCCAAGTTTCATATGACATATTCCGAATTGATATGGCAAATCTTAACAAATGCTCTAATGGATGACAGATTCTATAATGGAATTCTTAATGTGAGAATTGGTAAGGTTCCCAAGGACTATGTTGACAAACCAAGATCCATTGATATGATCGATTTATCATGATTTCCATTAAGAAATACCCCAATCTTGTCTTTGAGGACTTATCCCCACTGTTCAGAAAGACCAATATTCAATACTATGAATACGCATCGTCTTTGGGATTGTCCATCAATTTAGATGGTAAGGACCAACAAAAGATCTACTACCATTTCTTTGCTACCAATCTCTGTGAATTGATTAAATCATTCTCTTTTAAGTATAGGGTTGTATTTTATTACAATCAATGGGATTGTACTGAATTACAGAAGAAAATTATTAAGAAAACTAGAAGCCTATTTGGGTTTAGAGTATGGTTATATCCCCTACCTCTTACGGAATTTCTTGAAAAGCTTGCAGATAATGATATTCCGGTTATTGACCAGTTTGAGGTTTATGTCATGTCCGACACTAATCCAAAATCCCTGAAACTAATTAAGAAAAAGTTGAGGGATGAGGGTTTTGTAAGGCTTGTAGAGGATTATTTTGAGTCTATTGAGAACAAAATAGCTGTTCTTTATTAAATATATGCATGAGTAAGTTTCTTAATATGTGTGAAGAATTTCACCCTGAAAATGCAAAAAACCCAAAATGGGAGCTAGTCGATTTTCTAAAGTCAAAAGGTATCAATGTCTCATTAGTTAGAGATACCGACATGTTATACATTGATACAGGGGGAGAAACCGCCATTACGGTCACTGTAATGAATCCTGAAGAGGATGCCGAGACAGGCTACAGTGTTGATGATGAAGTGGATAAACTGGCATCTACAGCCAATTCTGGCGTAAAGGGACTTGCTGCTAGAGCATTAGGTACTGCTCCTCAAAAAGCTAAGGCTAGTGTCAAAAAGAGACAGAAACTAGCAAAACAAGCTGTTGATGTATATGACCAAGGAACCAAGAGATTAGAACAATCTCTCAAACAATCCAAACTTTCAAACAAACCAACTAACACCATCAATGTTGGAAGCAGATATTAATATGAAATACAAAACTTTAGCACTATTCGAAAAATACCAGAAACTTCTTGAACAAGGTCAGGAAGAGATGGATCAACTTAATCAACAGGCTGCACCGGATGCCCAACAAGGACAAGCACCCTTACCACCAGATGACTCAAATCTTGACCAAGAAATGCCTCTAACTTCTGAAGCAGAGGACCAATATATTGAAGATCTTGTGGATGCTGCATTGTTTCAACCAAGCTCTGAAGAAGCCAAAACCCTTTTAAACCTTCAAAATGTTCTCAAGTCTAAGAGCTACACGAATGCCAGAGAAGAAGTCCTTCCCTTAGTTTTAGCCTTGATTCGTCCAGAGACTTCTGGTAACGAACTGAAGGATAATTTAGATAAAATCTAATAACTTTACTAAATAATATTATGAAATTTAAAACTCAGGAAAATCAATTGATGTGGGAATCTTATCAGAGTGCCATGAGCGCACCCTCCCCATCTCCAACAGATGAACTATCAGTCGTGGAGGTTTCCCCTTCTACTGAGTTAGATATTGTTGAGGAACCGACTCCTGAAGTTGATGAAGTTCTTTACTCCGATCTTAAGAAACTAGCCGAATACTCCGACAGACTTTTAAAGGCATGTCATGAGCATGACTTTGAGCCTTGGATGAAAACCAAGATTGTTAAAGCATCTGACTATGTTTCAGAGATTTGGCACAGATTGGATGCTGGTGCAGATTTTGCAAATACTGGAGTAGAACAATCTATCAATATTGATCTGTAAATGAATGAAAAACTTCAAGCAATATTTTCTAGAAAAAGTCATTTTAGGGCTTGAAGAAACCATCTATATTGATGGGGTGGGTCAATTACGAGCAAAGTTAGATACAGGAAACGGTGCATATAATGTTCTTCATGGTGAAGACATTCAGATAGATGGACAGACCGTTAGATTCACTACTGAACATGGTGTAGTTTTAGAAAAACCCATCGTAGACCACGTTACAATCAATATTGGTGCAGGTAACACAGAAGACAGACCTGTAGTAAACTTAAATGTTAAAATGGGGGATAAGGTATTTAAAGATATCCCCTTCTCGATTGGTAACAGATCAGGCAACACCCATAAAGTTTTAATTGGAAAACTATTCATTCAAAATGAGTTGGAAGCATTAATAGATGTCGGTCTTAAGGATGTGGCAGATAAAAACATGGAGGTAGCAGTATGAAAGAACGATCACAAGCAGAATTAATGGAAGAAGGTTTCTGGAATACCTTTAAATGGGGTGCTGGAAAGGTTAAAGATCAGATTGGTAAGGAATATAGTGTTCTTAAAAATATATCTAGAACCGTTGCCCCTGATATTCATGAGCCACTATCAAAACTGAACAATATTTTACAACCCGAACCAGTTGACAGTAGAGACAGAATAGATGATGAGGAAGCTAAAGACCAAAGGTTATTTAAAAATATAGCGAAAACATTAAAGTCTCAAGGATATACAATATCTGCCAAACACGGTATGAGAAAGTCTGGTAGAGATCCTAAGACTGGAAGACCTGCATATACTGTGCTTGCAACCGATGATGCGACACATGAAAGAGTTATGGCAACAGCTAATGATAAGGCAAATATTATTAGCATAGAAGACTGGAGAACATATAGACGTAATCATCCAGAAGCCGAACAACAATTCTCTCAAGAGCAACCACAACCCGATCCTGTGGCCGTTTCTACTCCTCCCGTTAACCCACAACCACAACCAGCAGCAGCCACGACTACACCCCCATCAAAAACTACACCCAAACCAAATCCTACCACCAAGAAACCTGCCCCCACTAAGAAAAAAGCGTCTCCCAAAAAGAAAGCTGCCCCCGCCAAGAAAAAGACTACTAAGAAAAAGACTACTAAGAAAAAAGCAGCACCTGCCAAGAAAAAACCTATTAAGAAAACCAAGAAATCAACAAATGATGACCGTTCTCGTATGGATTATGGTGGGGGATCTGAGGACGAAGGATATGCAAAGTATTTCGAAAGCTTTATGAAAAGCAAAGAAATATTTGACTTTTGGACAAAATAAGTAAATTAGTATATGAGTAATCCATATAACGCAGAGAAAAACGGTGTAATTATTGAAGTCGAAGAACTTTTCGGTGGGGTTGCCACTAAATTAGCCGATGGGACCATTTTAAATGCCGATACCTTAGATCAACTATGGGAAAAATATTTCAATCTTGTTAAACCTCTTGAAGTCGTAGAGGAAGCACCACAACCAGCAGGACCAAAGGGCGCACCCCTTGAAAACAGTAGAGAAGGACACCCGTTTGATCTTTTCGGCGGAACCTCTTGGGCTGGTAAGAAAAACCCGTTCTAAACTTTTAGAACTTGTGTGATGTGTTTGAGTATTGGTGATCTTACGATATCATCAGCATCAAAGTTAATACAATGTATGTTATTCTTAAAAGAATGATCTGTATTAAATGCTTTAAATACTTCCTTAAATCCTGAGTCTTTAATGTCTGTTTGATTAGTATCACCACAGACAAAATACTTAGATCTTCTACCAAATCTGGTAAGAATCGTTGTAATTTCACTCTTAGTCATATTCTGTGTTTCATCTAGAATGACCGCAGAGTTATTAAATGTTAAACCTCTAGTGAAGTTTACAGGTATTGCTTTAATATAATGATTATCAATTAAACATCTTGAATCATTAAGAGATAGAATTTCCCCCAATTTATCCATCAATGGCATGGAATATGGGGAAAATTTATCATCCAACTCTCCCGGCAATGCACCAATTGACTTGGAAGAACTCTCAACCACTGTTCTAATGTAGATGATTTGGTCAACATGTCTGTCCTTTAGCAACTCCAAGGCTCCATATACTGCAACATATGTCTTTGCTGTTCCCGCAACCCCGTCAACAAATACCATATTAGTATTAGGATTCTGTGTTAAGTAGTAAAACTTTGTTTGGTTTGATGTTAATTGAAAACGGTTTTTGAGAACCAAGTGTTCACAGTCGAAATTCTTCTTCATGTGTTCAGACATTTCGTTAGTGATATCGACTTCCTTCCTCTTGCGAGGTGCTTTTTTAGTTGACATTTATATTATTTATCACCCGATTGTCATTTGACAATTGGAATTCTTATATTAAATTAGATATATGAGGATAGCAATTTCAGGGACCGCAAATACGGGAAAGACGACTTTATTGAAAGCATTTCTTAATAAGTGGAATATGTATACCACTCCTATTAAGACTTACAGAGATGTTATTAAAGAAAACGGGTTGAATCATTCCAGTAAAACAAGTGATGAAACTCAGCTTCATATTCTGAACTGGATGATGGAAGAGCAAGCCAAATACCCCAAAGGATCTAAAATTATTTATGATAGGTGTCCGTGGGATAATCTAGCATATACTCTCCATGCCAACAGTAAGGGATTAGTCACGGACGAGATTGCAGCAGCCACCATATCCTTTGTAAAAGAATCCATGAAGGATCTTGATATAATTTTCTGGCTAAAAAGAAATCCCCACATCAAAATTATAAAGGATGATCTTAGAGATACTGATGAACAGTATATTGCGGAGGTAGATTCAGTCTTTGATGGATTATTTAAACAATACATGGACAATCTAGAGAGTGATGTGTTCTATCCAAAGGAAGATTGTCCTGCAATCGTCTGTATTGATGAAAGCTTTCCAAGTGTTGATGATAAACTTATGTTTATTGGTGAATTTATCGACTATAGGGGTGATCTTATCGAGGGTGATAGTGTTCTTGACCCAAGTAACATGGAAATGTTCGAAAAAATGCTCAAGGAACACGAACATGAACTTGAAAATGAGGAAAGAATTGATAAAATAGTTCAAGAATTTAAAAATCCATACGCCAATGATGGTAAAAAATCTAAAAAGGGTAGAAAATAATGACACATACGAATAATCCTGAAACTGTCGGAGTGGGTATCGTTACTTACAAGCGTCCATTCCTCTTAGCCAAACTCCTAAAGTCATTATTACCATGTGATTTTATTTTAGATCACATTGTAGTGGTGGATGATGGGGGAAATTTGAGTCCATCAGAGTTCTTAACCGAAAAATGGTTGAAAGAACATACTGAATGGATCACTAATGAAGAAAATATTGGCGTTGGTAGATCAAAGAATAAAGCTTTTCGCGCATTGATGAATAAAGGATGCGATCATATCTTTATTATTGAAGACGATATTTTTATCAAATCTGAGTCAGTGTTTGACCAATATATCAATGCATCAAAACTGACAGGCATTCAACATTTTAATTATTCTCAACATGGAATAATGAATAAAACTTTTGATGGTAATAAAGATCCAAATCCGAGAATTACCATCAACTACGGTGAAGGTAAAGATATTGCATTATATCCACATTGCGTTGGTGCGTTTTCATACTATTCTAAAAAGTGTTTGGAGGAAGTTGGAATAATTGATGAGAGATATGTTAATGCATGTGAACATGTGGATCACACTTACGAAGTTATTAAGGCTGGTATGCATCCTCCATTCTGGTATTTTGCAGATTTAGCACTTAGTCATACATTACTTGGTGATGAACCGTGGACTATTGAGAAGTCCACTATCTCATCTAAACCCAACCATCAACAAATGATGAAGGATGCTGATAAAATTTTCGTTAATAAACACGGATGTTTACCTATGCAAATTCCTCTTGTTGACCCTATGGTTGCAGCAAAAGAACTAAAAAGAATCAAAAAGGAATATGGACAAGGATAAAATCTGGGAAGTAGCAAAGTCACAATATAAAATTCAACAACTCCAAGAAGAATGGGAGTGGTTGATTGAAAATGCTATTGGTGATAAAAAGGATTTAAACATTCTTGAGATTGGATGTTATGATGGGGGATCGAGTTATTATCTCAGCAACTTTGCTAAGAACATGATTACCATCGATAATAATGATCCATGTCGATTTGATCCAAGTAAATTACCATGTCCCAATTACAAATATGTTGCTGGTGATAGTCATGACCCAGCAATGGGAAAACTTTTCGCAGAACATGAGTGGGATTTTGTCTTTATTGATGGTGATCATTCATACGAAGGAGTTAAGGCAGACTTTTATAATGTATTGCCTTATCTGAAAAAGAAAACACCTGTAGCATTTCACGATATTATTATCACAGATTTTCATCATACACATGGATGCTATGTTGGAGAGTTCTGGAGAGACTTAAAGGAAGAATATAATGGTGGAGAATTTAAAGAAATTATAACAAATAAAGAATGGGCGGGAATCGGAATTTTATGGACTTAACACTTTTAACATGCAACTATAACACCCCTGAACTGATTGTGAATCTTCTAAAATCAGTTAAAAATGTATTCGAAGAATTGCCAGAAGTTATGGTAATGAATACCTCCAGTGAAACACCTTCAGATTTATTGGATGAAAATGAAATACCATATTTTAATTTTAGAAATGGTATTCATGGAGAAGCAGTGAATCTTGGTCTTAGTAAGGTTAAGACTAGATATGTTTTACTTGTTGATAGCGATATTATCTTTCTCAAAGACATTAAGAAGATGTTTGAAAAATTTAAGTCGATGAATGAATTTGCATTGATGGGTAAAGTTGTGGGAGATTGTGCTGGTAAGAAATTATATCCCAGAGTTGAGCCTTGGTTCTGCTTTATTGATAACCAGAAACTCAAGAATCATAAGATCAAATTCTTTGATAGAGACAGACATATGTTGAGACATATTTATAATGTCGATAGAATCTACGATATTGGTTCAACCATGTTTGAAGATGTTACAAAAATTGGTTATTCCATAGCAGATATTTCCGTTGAAGGAAAAACATTTATACATTATGGTGGAATGTCTTGGAGAGGACAGAAATTTAATCCAAATCAAGAAGATACTGATATTGATTTTGGGGGGACACATCCTCACAGGGGATTATACGAACTGAGTTTGCGTGTTAAAGCGCAGTATGATGAAGATGTTAAGATTCTAGAACCCATAGATATAAAGGGAATTTTTAAATGAATATTGATATACTAATACCACTATATGTCGATCACGAAGATCGAATAACGAATCTGAAAAATGTTATTAAGACACTGAGAGAATACGGTGTTGAATCAATACATGTTAGAGAATACTATAAAGATTCTCCCAAATATGACGGATCAAATTGTTCGTATTCAAGTGTGGAACTTACCGAAGACAATTTCAACAAGATGAGATGTGTTAATGAAATGGTTAAGGATTGTTCTCATGATAATCTGGCTGTTTATGATGTTGATGTTATTGTTTTGCCTAAAGATCTGAAACAGAGTATAGATATGTTGAGTAATGGATTCGATTTCGTCTATCCATATAATGGAGAATTCTATAATATCCCTAAACCACTCATCGATGGATTTTTAAATGAGAGAAAAATAGATTTAGCTAAGTGTGAATTATGTAATCCAAACTCTTATGGGGGTTGTGTCATCTTCAAAAAGAGCGTATTCATCGAAGGTGGTATGTGCAATCCAAACTTTAAGAATGTTGGGTTTGATGATAACGAAATTCAAATGAGATTCTATCGTTTGGGATACAAAATGGGTAGAACTTCAAGTCCAATATTACATTTAGACCACTATAGATCGGAAACTTCCGTGGAAAAGAGTCCACATCTCAACTATAATATGGGAATTTACAATCATATTTGTCGAGTCCCTGTTGAAATTTTAAAGGAGGAGATTAAATCTTGGCATGATAAAGGTTAATTTGTTCGATAATAATTTCCGACATGTGAAAGACATGATCGGTGTCTACACATCAACCTATCTCTATCCCCCAAAAAATATTGAATGGTTGGATAGATTGATGGAATATGATGGAATTACTGTTTTTACTGATGGATTTATTAATGATCCCATAGTAGATCAGGTTAAAAGTAAGTTAAAGGTGGCTTGGTTAATGGAACCACCCGCAATTCATCCTTGGTTGTATGAGGATATTATAAAGGTTGAGGATAAATTTGATTATATTTTAACTTTTGAGTCAAATTTATTAAAAAGATCACCAAAATACATCAAATATTTCGTTGGACAGAGTAGAATCGAAGACGATTTGGCTAATTTTTACGAAAAAACTAAGCACATTTCGATGATTTCGTCAGGTAAAAAGATGAGTGAAGGTCATAGATTCCGTGATGATGTGTATAATGTAGCACGAAAATACGGGGTCGATGGGTGGGGTTATGGGCTTGGAAAGCCTTTTGGACACAAAAAAGAGCCATTGATCGACTATCAATTCAGTATTTGTGTTCTAAATGGTAGAATTGATAATTATTTCACTGAAATTCTCATCGATCCTATGAGATTGGGGACAATTCCTATTTTGTGGGGATGTCCTAATGTTGGTGATATATTTGATCTTCGCGGAATGGAAACATTCTCTAATTTGGAAGAGTTGGAATATGTTCTTAAGAACCTGAAACCATATAAGGAATATTTGAAGGGGGCTAAAGAGAACTTTTTTAGATGTAAAGAATTCCTCCACACGGATGATTATATATCAAGAATTTTAGAATCTCTCATAGAAGATCGTAATGTTGATGATTCAATATCAGAAATTTTAGAATCTCATAGAGAAGTGGATGTTAGTTTCATTCTCTCAGGAAGGGATGATGGTTATGGTGGAGACTTCATTAACCGTTTTGAAATAGCTTTATCTAAAAATTTAGATGTTTTAGATAGTTCGGGTCTTTCATATGAGATTATTGTGGTGGATTATAACCCAATTGATGGCAAACTACTCATCAATAATAGCAGGATGAAGAGACTTCTATCACATAAAAGAGTCAAAAACATCATTGTTGATAGATCCGTATTAGTTGACGATGGCCTTCCAGATCGAGCATTTCATGAATATTATGCTAAAAATATTGCAGCATTAAAATCTAAAGGTAAATTTCTCTTCATGACCAATGCTGATATCTTTATTTCTAAAGAGATAGCGGACTATATTAAAACCATCTCTGATAAACAAGATGAAAACAACTTTTATAGGTTTAGATATAGACAAAATTACAAAGATGGTGCTAATTTTAGTGAAAGATTGGACCTACATTCTCCTGATGATATTGATGGGGTGATTTGTGGTGGTTATTCAGGAGATGCTACACTATTCCCTCGTAAGGTATTCGTTGAAATTGCCAAAGGATATGATGAAGTGAATACTGAACATAGAAATCCGATTGGACAAGCATCTATGGATGGGGAAATTCTGTGGCAATTAGTCAAAAATGGATCAAAGATGGTTCTTGTGGATCTTGAATACTATCATGTTTTTCATCTTAGACAGGCCAAAAGTGGTGGATACTCTAGAGAAGGGTATAATAATAGGGAAGGGTGGGGATTTACAAAATACCCAAGTCGTGTAATTAATAACAACACAATAGAAATTTATAATCAATGAAAATATTAGTATTAGGATCAGAGGGGCAGATTGGGCATCCAACTTGTAAGTATTTGGAAGAAATGGGACATGAAGTAATTCGTTATGATAAGAAAATTACTCCATATCAAGATCTTTCTTGGCAATGTAAATATCCCCTTTATAATTACATGAATGAATGTGATTTTGTTTACTACTTTGCATCGAATGTGGGAGGAGCAAAATACCTAGAAAAACATCAAGACACATTCCCTTTTATTGATGAAAACATGAAAATAATGATTAATGTTTTTACTGCATTAAAAGAGACTAAGAAGCCCTTCTTGTTCACATCTTCACAAATGTCTGAATTGGGTTATTCCACATATGGACAACTTAAGTCGATTGGAGAAAAACTTACGAATGATATTGGAGGGCTTGTTGTTCGTTTATGGAATGTTTATGGTATGGAACATGAAGAAGATAAAGCCCATGTTATTACAGACTTTTGTAGAATGGCGAAACATGATGGTGTTATCAACATGAGAACCGATGGAACAGAATCTCGCCAACTTCTATATGCTAGAGATTGTGCCGAATGCTTCTTGACATTAACTGAATTATATGATAAACTTGATAAAACTAAGAATTATCATATTACAAGTTTTGAATGGAGTTCCATTCTCGATGTTGCTAATATTTTAAAGGATATTAGTGGTTGTGAAGTGGTTCCTGCGAATAGAAAAGATGAGACGCAGAAAAATGCCATGAATGAGCCAGATCCTTACATTCTTAATTTCTGGAAACCAAAAACATCCTTGAGAGAGGGTATAGAAAAAATATATGCTGATACAATTTGAAAAAGTTAGAGAATATGGAATAACCCCATTTGGTGTAATCCATGTGGGAATGCATAAAGCAGAGGAATACCCGATCTATAAAAAGGCTTGTGTTAATAATATTATATTCATCGAAGCTAATAAAGAATTAGCTTACAATTGTAATATTGATGATGAAAGTTGTATAATTGTTCATGCAGCAGTTTCTGATAAAGTAGAGGAGGTAGAGTTTCATATTACTAACAATTCTGAGAGTTCTTCTATTTTAGAATTGGGAGAACATGCTCAAATATATCCCCACATCAAAAATGTTGATTCTGTTAAAATGAAAACGGTCACTCTCGATACCATTTTAAAGAAAATTAATGTATTTATTCCGAGTTTGAATATTCTAAATTTAGATATTCAGGGTGCAGAATTGAAGGCAATGAAGGGTCTGACTAATTGGGATTATATTGAAGCGGTGTTTACTGAAGTTAATTATAAGGAGATGTATAAGGGTTGCCCACACATTAGCGAAATAACAGCATTCTTGGCTGAAAAGGGATTTGAAAAGGTGTTGGAAGAAGATACTGGATGTGGTTGGGGAGATGCACTTTATGTTAGAAAAAATCTAAACAGTGAAATTAAGACTGTGAGAATAAACAAAAAGGATGTTGCTAATATTGATTTGAGTCCCCTGAAGCAATTTGGAGGATCGGACGAAGCACTCAATGCTAAAGCAGGTGTTGAAGCGTATAAATTTTATGCGTATATCAGCACATTAATCAATAATGGGCATATTGTTGAAGTTGGAACCAGACACGGGGATTCCGCATTAGCATTGGCATATAATGATAGCAATAAAGTTACAACCTTTGATATTTTTGACTGGAAACCAACAATTAAAAAAGACAATATCGAATTCGTTATAGGTAACTTCATGGAGCATGGTATTGATTGGAAGAATGTCGATATTATCATGATTGATGTTGACCCTCACGATGGTATCAAGGAAAGAGAATTTATGACCTTTCTGGAGGATGTGGGTTGGAAGGGAATTCTTATTCTTGATGATGTTCTTGATAATTGGCCTTGTGCTATTCCGGGGGCAAATCCAAAAGCCATGAATGAATGGTGGAATGGTCTTCCATATGAAAAATGGGAAGTTTCTGATGTTGCACATTACTCTGGAACTGGTATTGTTAATGTAGGATATAAATACAAAATCGAGGTAGTGAATGAGTAAATGTTATGTTAATGTATGTGGAGGGATTGGAAATCAGTTATTTCAAATAGCTGCGGGATATGCATATTCGAAAAAGTATGAAAAGGAATTATTCATCAATGTCACTGAATGGACTGCATCGCAAGGTAAACAACCTAACAACTATGCAGATAATCTATTACAAAATTTCGAATTTCATAATGGACCTTTGCAGAATGTTCATAGCATAGACGAAAAGGAATTCAATTATAACGAACTACCCTATTATGATGGAGATGTGGTATTGAATGGATATTTTCAGTCTCTAAAATACTTTCAGGATTATAAAGACGAGTTCGTCAGTAAACTGGTTCTTCCTAAGATCAACACAATATTTATCACAAATAAATCCGTTGCATTTCATATTAGAATGGGGGATTATTCAAGATTCCCTACAATCTTCGGTAATAACGAAGAATACTTTAGAAAATTATTCAGAGAATATAAGGATCATAATATTAATGTTTTTACTGATTCTCCAGAATATGTTAATAGATTTTTGAATGAGGGAGAGTTTAATATCTTTAGTTCGAATTCTGAATTAAAAGACTTGACAGCATTGGCTCAACATGAGATACTGGTTTGTAGTAATTCATCATTTTCTTGGTGGGCTTCATTACTTGGAGTTCCAAAGAAGAAAGTTTATGTTCCTAGTAAATGGCTACATGATAGGGATTGCTCTGATATATATTACGATGGAATGATAAAAATATGAGTTTCAATGCCACAAATTATCTAATGTTTGAGGAAAGAAGGAAGGAATTGGATGGAGAACTTCTATCGGAATTCAGTCCTTGGATGGCGAGAAAGATGTTATCCTTTTATGAAAAAGGAAAATTGGTGTCGTATATTAACGATACGATAAACATGTATGATAACATTCATAAATGTAAAGAAGATCAATTTCGATTTTATGAATACATGATTCCAATTCAGAAGAAGAAACATGTTAATTACATAAAGAGGAATAGAGAAGACGAAAAGAAGGAATCTCTCATAGTTCCTGAATTTTACTCCAGAAGAGAATTGGAATTGTTTGAATACTACAATGGTTGAATATTCGTTTATACACATTCCTAAAAATGCTGGAATGTCATTTCAAAAAGCGTTGGCTGGTAAACCAAATATAATTTACCGTGGACATGGTGTTCAGTTTTGGTGGCTTGATAAGACGAAGAATATATATGTTGTTAGGAATCCTGTAGATAGATTCACATCTGCGTTTTTCTATTTAAAAAGATATGAGAAGAATAAGATGCGCGACCATCTCAATAACCCAGAACAACTAATTCAATCACTACTGGAATTTGATGCTAGAGCATTATCCTACATGAAGATACAGGATCACTATCATAGTATAAATGGTAAGCCTGTTCATACTGATTGGGTATTTGCTAAACAAATATTATGGGTATATAAACCATACAAGTTTTTATTGTTTGATGATTTAGAACAGGAAATCGAAAAACTCAATGAAGAGACAGGCTTAAATATTAAAATTCCAAAAATCAATGCTTCCCCAAGAGTCCCATTTGAATATAGTGAAAGAAGTATAGAATATCTGAAATGTATGTATAAGGAAGATTTTGAATTGTATAATGCTGTCAAAGAAGATAGTAATAAGGCAGTATTGACATATTCGATGACTGATAGTAAATAGGGTATATGAATACTGTAGAACAACCAAAAGTTCCAATTGAAGCCCTTCCAGTTCAAAAATCCCACATCGACCTATCTAGTGGTGGACTACCTACCGATTTCGGATTAGAGGATTACCTACTATCAAGCCTAATGGATGATGTGATGTTGCTTGAATTCTGTGACCTAGCGGCAAGTGTGGATGGTCAGGATTTCGTTCAAAGAGGGGCAATTTTCATCCCTACCGCACAGGTTAATAACATGTGGAGAAAGGGTAGGGTCATTCTTAAGGGACCAAATGTTCGGTTTACACAGGTTGGAGATATTGTAATGTTCCCCTCTAATATGGGTATTCAAATCACTAATGTTGAGGTTGAAAATCATGGCAAAGTTAATAAAGGAATTTTCTTAAACGAACAAAGAATGTTTGGAATTTGTAAACCTAAGAATAGTTAATAAATATTATTGATGCCACCCGTAGATAAAAAGAAGGAAAGATTTGAAAGAATTACCATTGATGCTAAGGGTAATCTTAGAGATGCGTGGAATAGGTTCGTTAAATCTTTTCAAGTAGTAGAGAATTATAAGTCCAATATTAAACAAACCAGAAAACTAGTTTCAAGAATGGAGCTAGAATATCTGTTAAAAAACAACGTTTGTGAGATTGTTTTTGTTCGAAGACGACCAGAAAGGGCGATTGAAAAATTTAAGGTGAGGCGAATGTTGTGTACAAATTCCCATGCTATTCTGAATTCAGATAGGGGCAGAGACATATTACACTATGTTTCTCCTGTGAAGGGGACTAATATAGATAGACAAAAACATGACCTAGCATGTGCGTGGGATATCTTCATGCAAAGTTATAGAAATATATCTATTTCTACTCCAGAATCCCCCCATACGGACAAGGGACCATCTAAAATGACTTGTTATCTCCGACAGGTAATTCCCGGTGACGAAACCTTCTGGAAATACTATGATGATGTTCTATCTAAAATGTCTCAGGAACAGAAGATGAGTTTTATTGGGTGGAGATAGTTGATTTTTCTTTACCTCTCACGTAATTAATATATGTATAAGATTGAAGATAAGTTAAAAGAATTGATGTTGAAGAATGTCGAGATGCGTGTCGATAATAAGATCTTACGCAAGGGTAAAATTAAAGTTTTTAATACAAAACAATTCTTTATTAAATTTAAGCTAGAGACAGAACATTCTGGAATTAAGGAATATGAGATTCCCTACCCGTATAGGGTTCAGAGGTTGGAAAATGGATTTTTGTTTGATTATTGTCTTTCCGCATTCATTCCCAACACGGAGGAAGTGTTCTGGAAGATGAAAACCGTGTCCCGTGAGAAGAATTCGAAGATTCACGAAAAATACCTGTATATTATCCCCCTATCGTCTTTATCGTCTTGACAACCCTGCCCAATACACTATACTTAGTTGATGGCAAACTTACTGATAAATTTCCCCGATGGTGCTACACCAAACAAATCTCAAATAAAAATATTAAAGGAAGTTGAGAAAGCTATAAGTAAGGGAGTAAAATTTATAGTAGTAAATGCTCCCACGGGATCTGGTAAATCTTATATTTCAAAAACGTTGGCGAATTCGACCAATGAACCAACAGATGAGTTTATAAAGGCTGTTGATAATTATTCTATCTTTGGAGAAGATGGTCCCGATATTATGGAAGAACAAGGTAGATTTGGGTGCTACACCCTTACGATCACAAAGTCCCTTCAAGATCAGTATTACTCTACATTCAAGAATACGGGAATTTTAAAAGGTCAATCTAACTATGAATGTGCATTAGATGAAACATTGAGTGTTGATGTTGCTCCATGTGTTTATGTTCAGGGATTGAAGGCAGATTGTTGTAGATCGAATAAGTGTTACTATTATAATGCGAGAAACGAAATGTTGAAAAAGAAATTCTCAACATTGAACTATAGTATGTTCTTCAGTCTTCCAGAACATTTGAAGCAGAGAAAAATTATTGTGTGTGATGAGGGTTCTGAATTGGAAGAACAACTTGTTGGACAATTCTCATGTGAAATCGATATTGCATTTTTAGTAAAAACCAAAACAAAGATGTTGTCGTTTCCTGTGGAAGAATCTCCAAAAAAGGTATTGGCATGGTTGAATGATCTGATGCTGAACCTGATTACAAATATTGAGGATCATAAATTACAGATGAAAGAACATAAGGGTAAGCCTACCTTTTATAAAGTATCGGGGGATTATACCAAGCTTTCAACTATACTGAAAAATATTCAACTTCTTATTGCAACCTTTTATCATAGCGAATACATTATCGAAAGAATTGATAAGGTGATTAAATTCACTCCTCTAAAGGTTGATGTGTTGGCACAACAGATTTTCGATCATGCTGATTATGTGATTATAATGTCTGCAACAATTATCGATCCTCCAAATTTCTGTAAGAGTTTGGGTATTAAAAAATATGAATATATTGAAGTTGATACTGAGTTCGATGCCACAAAAGCACCCATCAAAATTAATACTAAACAGAGAATTAATTACAAGAATTTAAACACTATGCTTCCCAAATTGGCGGAACAAGTTGAAGATTTACTTGAACACCACCAAAATCATAAGGGAATTATTCATACGCATACACAATACATAGCAGATTATATTAGGAATAATGTTGATAATGATAGGTTACTATGTAGAGAAGCAGGAGTGAAGAACGAAGAGATACTTAAGATGCATGAAAATTCAACAGATCCTACAGTTTTGGTGTCCCCAAGCATGACTTATGGGGTTGACCTGAAGGGTGATTTGGCAGAATTTCAGATAGTTCTTAAAGCCCCTTGGCTTCCAACCAAGGATAAAAGGGTTGGAAAAATGATGGAGATTGACAGAGAGTGGTATGTAAATAAGATGCTTTGTGCATTAATTCAGGCTTGCGGGAGAGGAATTAGATCATTAGATGACGAATGTGTGACATATATACTTGACGGATCGATTTATGATGTTATAAAGGACAACACAAAGAAGCTTCCGAAATACTTCATCGAAAGGTTTGAATAATGAAAAAAACCCCAGAAGATTTCTATGATAAAATTCTAAGGGAAGTTACAAAAGAGCTTAACGAAAAGTACGATATTAAAAATATGAATAAAAACACCGAAAAAGGATTAACAAAATATTTAGATAGTTTCTATTGGTATGATAGAAGCGAAGATGCTCTATGTGCTTCGTATTCCAAATATGAACTAAGACCAGAGTATCCTTCGGAATATCAGATTTTATTCGGAAGCGCACCCCACATCTCTCTGAGAATTGTTGATAAGAGACTTCCAACTTCTAAGATGAAGGATGTTGAAAAATACCTAGACAGCTTGGGTTTCTTAGTTTTCCGCAGATCCTACCACAGCTATGCATACTTTCATAAAGAAAAGAGAATTCTGATTAGTGGTGATTGTTCAGAAGATTCCAAAAAATCAAATATTGAAAATTTTGGAGGAGTGAAGGATGAGTATTCTCCGGGGGATGAAGATGATATGCGTGAAACAAGAATCGATCCAGACGATCTTTATATTTCTCTTCTTCCAACGAAAAGCAATCGTGAATTTATTGAGAAGATCATCAAGACTCTTTTCAAAAATCTGGTAGACCTTGGAAGAGAAGATAGCAAGTTCTTCATCATCGCACAAAACAGACAAGGACTATTTACGAAGAGAACAAATTTCAAAGCACTTCCAGTTAAGGATGATCGTTTCGATCTGTTCTACGGTTCGAAGTTTCCACACGAAAAGATAAAGAAGTTTGTGACAGGAGAAACTGAAAACCTGATGCTTCTACACGGTGATCCCGGCACAGGAAAGTCTAACTACATCAAACACCTGATAACCAATTCAGAAAAGAAGGTCATCTATATTCCGCCATCTATGTTGGAAGTAATCTCTTCGCCGGGATTTATTACCTTCATGATGGAGAATGCCAATAGTATTCTACTAATCGAAGATGCTGAAGAAGTTCTTTCCACACATAGAAATTCTGCAACAAACAATCTTCTGGGGTTGACAGACGGTTTCCTTAAGGATTCTCTGGGACTTAAAGTTATTGCAACTTTTAACTGTGATGTGGGGGAAATTGATGCTGCCCTTATGAGAAAGGGAAGACTCTACTACGAATACAAGTTCGACAAGCTGAAGGAAGATGAGTGTCAAAAACTCCTAGATTATCTAGGAAGAAATGATATTGTTGCCAAGGGGGATAAGACCCTAGCGGAACTCTTCAATCCCGAAGAAAACAAGGCAAGTCATATAAGTGAGAAGAGAAGTATGGGATTCAGCTTTATTAATGAGTGATAAAAATCCCCGCTTGGGCTAAATAAATGTGTGGAAGACTACTCATACTTTAGAGAACAATACAACACCCTAGCACAGTTCGTTGCTGCATTTGATGGGTGTTTTGTGTTCAGGTATACCAAAGACTTCGTTCCAAAGGAAAAGATTGGTGTTAGATACATACTTGGACCCAAAAACAGGGTTCTCTTCGATATGGTTAATCAGGCTAAGAATATTACCCTACCTGCCATTGCCATAGATCAGACCAATGTTAAAAGAGATCCTACCAGAGTTCAATTTAAGGATCAGCAGATAATTCGTCCAAAAAGGGCGGGAGGTTCTGTTATAAAAATCCCTACCCCCATTCCGATTACGATGGATGTTAATGTGTCCATTATCGCAAAGTATAAAGAGGACATTGACCAGATTGTTTCGAATTTCATTCCTTGGTGTAATCCATACTTTATAATCTCTTGGAAGATTCCAGACGAATTTGGTTTGGATTTCACGGACGAGTTAAGAACAGAAGTTACTTGGTCTGGTTCTGTGGAATACGAAACCCCCATAGAAATTGATAAAAGTGATAAGTATAAAATTATCGGCAATACCTCTTTCAATCTCAAGGGATGGTTGTTTCCCCCAGCACAAGAACCTGCTGCTCCCATCTATGTTATTAATAATAACTTCATTACTCTTTCTTCGGGATCAACTATAAGTGGTTACGAGTCTTATCAGTCTCTTTCAGCCCTATCCAACTTCGCCTATCTATCTGGCAACATGGAGATAATTTCGGTGTCTGCAATGCCAGAATTCACCAATTTCTTCTATAAGGGAGTTCCTGTGGTTTCCGATACCACTATATCAGACCAACAAGACCATACATTTACATTCTATGGTAAAAGATATGGATTTAATAATATTTGGTATCTGAGTGGTGAGAGGGTGATTCCTGTGGATCTTGAACAGGTTACAACCGCAAGATCCCCAATTATTTCTGCATATAAAATTCCAAGTTCAATGGTTTCTACATATAATGACAATATTGCCGTTATAACAATGAAATATGACTACTTATCAGCAGGTAACTTCACATTTGTTACCGCCAATAGTGCAGGATGGGCGAAAATAGAGCAACAGGTACTTGTTATTTGATAAAGATTGCTAAATATAGTAATGGCAGGTATAATAAATAATCCCGCAAACAGGGCTAATACCACAGGCGATGGTAAATCGGGAATGTATGATAGAACAATGAAATCATACTTAAAGGAACGTATTCCTTATAATTACAGTGTTTTAGACTCTGATGAGGCCAAAAATACCAAGTATAAGTATTTCCAAAAGGTGGGAATGCGTAGACCTGAAGCACTAGCTAAGAACTCTATAACTTTAAGTAACCCATATAACAACACCGCATTCTCTGCCATTGAGAGAGACAAGACCTTCGGTGATGTTATGTATGCCACAGCTTCTGAGGACAAGCCCGGAAGACTTAGGGACTATAGAACGATGGCAGCATTCTCGGAAATTGCCAATGCCCTAGACGAAATCTGTGATGAGACTATTAATGTGGATGAGAATGGTGAGGTTGCTCTTTTAAAATTTAAGAACACCACATTAGAGTCTGACAAGAAAAGGGAGATTGAAGAAGAGTGGTATAAGTATGTTGAACATTATAATTTTGAGGATAACGGGTGGCAATATTTTAGACAATTTTTGACAGAAGGGGAATTATTCTTTGAACAAATTATTCATGAAGAGTATACCAATGAGGGTGTTCTTGGTATTATTAATATTCCTGCGGACTTAATTGATCCAGTTTATTCCAATATTCAAAACATGATTGTTAAAGGGTTTATTTATAATAAGCCAATCTTTGACCAAAACGATCCAAAAAGAGTTATTAAGTATGAACCCATTCCATTTGAAGAAAATCAAGTGGTTTATGTAAACAATGCTTCTTATAACGATACCAAGGAATTTGTCATTCCCTTCATCGAAAATTGTAGAAGAGCTTATCGCCAATTGTCCATGATTGAGGATGCTGTGGTTATTCACAGAATGGTTCATGCTCCCCTTAGATTCGTATTCAATGTTGATGTGGGTAGTTTGCCTGTTCCCCAAGCGGAAGCTTATCTGAGAAAGCTACAGGCTCAATACTGGTCTACTAAGACCTTTGATGCCGATCAGGGTGATATTGTCAAAAAGTATAGCCCCCAATCAACTCTTGACTCCTACTGGTTTGCCAAGAGACAAGGACAAGAACCCACTACTGTTGATGAAATCGGGGGAACTCCGGGTCTTGGAGAACTTCATGATTTAATGTTCTTTATTAAGAAACTTTATAGATCATTAAATGTTCCAACATCAAGATTAGACCCAGAAGATTCTTATAGGGACGGAACCGACATTCTAAGAGAAGAGTTGAAGTTTGCTACCATGATTATGAGACAGCAGAAAAAGTTTGCTGCTGGTCTTAAGAGAGGATTTATAACTCACCTTAAACTTCGCAGAATGTTCGATGAGTATGATTTGACTGAACAAAATATTATTGTTCAGTTCAATCCCCCATCCAACTTCTATGATATGAGAAACAACCAAAAGCTTGAGCTTAAGGTTAATGCTTATAACAATTTAATGTCTACTCAGAAGGTTTCTGATACATATGCTAAGAAAAAGGTTATGGGTTGGAAGGATAAAGATATTCTTGCCGATAGAGAATTAAGACGCAAAGACGCTGAATTGGAGTGGGAACTTCAACAGATCATGGCACTTGGTCCTAACTGGAAAGAACAAATCATTGCCCAAGCAAATGCTGGTGCTGCTGGTGCTGCGGGAGACATGGGTGGTCTTGGCGGTGGTGCTGGCGGTGGAGTCCCTTCAAGTGGTGGCCTTCCTCCTGAATTCGGTGCAGGAGACGCTACAGAGGGTGTTGGGGTGGAACAAAATCCACCACCTAATGCTGGCGTAGCCCCTGAAGCTCCGATTGTTCCCCCAGAACAACCTGCCTAATTAATCACAAAAACTTACACAGTTAAACGCCGAATTATAGTAATACTTCGTTCCTGCGTTGGTTGTCAAATTAAGACCTGATTCGCTTAAAACATCACATTGTAAGAAACGATACTGTGTTGATATGTTGGTTGTTGGGTGTGACATGGCATTTTCCTGCCCCCATAAAATATAGTCATTTGTCGATAGGTAATAATACCTAGTACCAGCATTGCTATTAATATTAATACCAGAGGCCGACGGAACATTACAAGATATTCCGTAGTACTGTGTTCCTGCGTTGGTTGTCAAACTCATAACTACTTACAGATATATTTAACCAATAGACTAAATAATTTTAGTATTATGTCAGAGCTTTGCACAATTACCCCGATTACGGCATTTATGTCCACTAACTTGAATTCAAAAATTCAATGTTTTCAAGAGTTAGGGGCTAGAGTATTACGAATGTTGGGTCATCCTATGGTTAATGTGGAACTCCATCCAGACCAACTTTACGATGCTATTGCAATGTCATGTGAGTTCTTTACAAAGTATGCTGGATATACAAAAGAGTATTTGGTGTTTGATTCTGACATCTATGAGACTGATAGGGGGATTAGATTGGATCACTTATTCACTGCGGTAAATACTGGATTTACCCTTGCTGAAAAACTTGAAGCTTCTACCCACTCAAGTCCAGACTTTGAAGTTGATTTGATTGATACAAAATATATTTTACTATCAGACCTATCCTACAGTTACTTCTTAGGATCTTCTGCATTATCTGCATCTATTCCCACAGAGGGAATTACCGCAATGCAGATTCTTGATAAATCATCTTATGCATCCCTAACAACATTTGATGCTGGATTATCTGCTGTCTTTAGAACAGTTGCCAAACAAAACTTCACAATTCAATGTCAACCACAGACAGGTGTTACTAAGTTTAATAACGCATTTGACTATGATATTATGGATTATCGTAAGGTTGTTGATGTTATCGACTTTCAAGAAGGAACCAGTTCAGGTATCAATAGTTTGTTCTCATTGGAACAGACATTGGCCCAACAGACCTTCTATAGCTACGCAATGGGCAACTTCGGATTTGACCTTCTTTCATGGCATGTTGTCAAAGATTGGCAAAATACTAGAGAAAAACTCCTAGCAATTAGACGAGATATACATTTCGATAATAGGACACAATATCTAAAATTTTACCCCCAACCTACCGATACCCATCATTTTGTGGGAGTATTGGAGTGTTATGTTGAAAGACCACTAAGAGACATTATTAAGGAAAAGTGGGTGCTTGAATACTCTGTAGCCCTAGCTAAAGTGATGTGGGGAAGAATCCTGACTAAGATCACGGGAACTACACTTCTTGGAGGAGGAACCTTAAATGGTGAACCAATTCTACAGGAAGGTCTTGCAGAAAAAGAAGCCCTTGAAACAAGATTAATTGAAGGTGGTTATGGTGATGTGGAACCAATAATGATGTTTGTAAGATAATGATATCAAGACTACCAAAATTCGAAAAAGGTATAGATTTTTGTGAGTTAGATCCAGAAAAATCTGGAAATAGGTATCGTTATGCTACCAATAGGACCATCAGAGTTAAGTTTAAATCTCCCCTGTTTACAGACAATAAACATTATTACTTTTTAGACTCTAAGGGTAAATGTTGGATGATGATTTTTGACAACATTATAACTATTAAAAAGGGATATGCTTGGAACGGTTGTTCTCCCAAAATATGGTTCGGAATCTGGTGGGGAACCCCGGATTTTGAGAAAACAATTTTCGCCTCATTAGTTCATGATATACTTCTACAATTCCATAAAACACAACACTTTCCATTAAAAAGGGATCAAATCGATCACATTTTCAAAGAAATACTTAAACTTAGCAAATTTCCGTTGAGAGCAATATACTATTTTGGGGTAAGATTGGGAACTAAATTCTTCCCAAGACACAAATATGATGCCTATTCTTCGTTGACTTGTGAATCTTGGGGGTAAATAAGATAAATGAGAATTTTCGAAGAAAAGTTTTCCCCAATTAATACCACTTCTCCCATTAACTTTTTAACAGTTAAGAATTTTGAAGAGGTATTTTTTAACGTTTTCGAAATAGAACTCAATAATGGCAAATATTTAGCGGAGAAAGTTTCCGAATATGAGGGCAAACCTGTAGTTTTGGTTCCCATTGATAATGGAAAAGTTAAGAAAAACTACCCATTTGTGCTTTCCAAGGGTTCCCCTTCAATAATCTTCAATGAGAACAATTCTTATGATGGGGATGTAGAAATTGTCAACGAACAGATAACAATCGAAGAAGAGACAACTATTTTGGATGAATGTCTGAAAAAAGTTGAAGAAGAGGAAAGACAACCCGTTCTTCCCATTGTTGATAATAAGGATGTGGTTCTTGAGCAGATTCAAAAAGCCAAGAAAGAAGCTCTTAAACAGATTCAATTAGAGCAACAGCATAAATTAGATGCTCTGCGTGAAGAGAAGGCAGAAAAGGTAAGAATCTTTAAGAAGACATTAAATTCTGCCAAGGAGAATCTGGTTAATGAATTTGTTAATCTGTCAAATAAAATTAAGAAAGATGTTATTAATATTAATGACTCTAGGTTTGAGGAGATTAATAAGACTATTGATAATAAGATTGAAGATGTCGCAAACTCCCTAAAGGAAAATTTAGATAGAGACTTAAGAAATTCATCGAAGATCATCAAAGAAAAATTGGATGAGTTAGTTCAGAGTATATACTCTAGCCTAACTCCAAAGATCGCGGAAGAACTTAAGGATATTAAGGAAAGTGTTATCGATAGAGTTGATAACATTGAAAAGGATTTTGGGAATAAGGTAAAGACTATCGGAACTAGATTTGAGGATGTAAGTAAAAATTTAGGTAATAGAGTAGATGTGGTTGTTGAAGGACACATCGAACTGTATGATAAACTCAATAGTTCAGAAAAGAAGATTAAGGATTTCTACACAGAAGAACTTAAAAATCTGGAAGAAAAGACTTTAGAACTTACTGAAGAAACTAGAAAATATATTGCCGATCAGATTCAGGAGACGAGAGATGCCCTTCTGGAAGAAGTTAAATCTTATAAAGATGGAATCAAGAGCATCGAATACATCGTTGAATCTAAGGGAGAAACAAAGTCCATCAAAGAGGAGGATCTCATTAAGGATTTTGATAAGAAGATCAAAACTAAGATTGATGATGAAGTGGTAAGACTTAGAAAATATGTCAGCATCTACTCATCTGGTGGTGGTACAAATGCTAAACAGTTCGCTAATGGTGGTCTTATGGAAGGTGATCTTGTTATCACTGGTTCTATAAGTGCATCACAATATCTTGGTATAGCAGGGGGTAGTGGAGATACAGCAGCAACCACAAAGATTCGTGCATCATCTGCAAATTGGGATTCTACATACATTACAGTCCTTAATTTAAGTTCTGGTTGGGGTGGTGGTAGTGGTGACGCAAATGTTAATGCTACAGTTAGAGCATTGAGTTCTGATTGGCAATCAACTTATACTACAGTTCTTAATAATAGTGCTTCGTGGGGAGGTAGTAGTGATGATACCTATGCATCTCTAAAGGTTAGAGCATCTTCTGCTAATTGGGATAACACCTATGCAAGAATGTCAGCATGGGATTCCACTAACCTCACGGTTTATAATCTTTCGGATTCTTGGGGATTAAATGATTATCTTCGACTATCAGGCGGAACAATCGTTGGTGATTTGGTGGTAACAAATAGTCTATCTGTTACCAATCTGTATGCTCTTTCAGCAAATATTACTGTAATCGACATCAAACAATATGAATTGTCTGGGTTTACTGTAACGGGAGATTCCACAATCGTTGGTAATTTAAGTGTTTCTAATTTAATTCAAACCCCAACAATTGGAACACATACTAATCCTGTATCCACAATGCATGTGTATCACATGCATTTTCATCCTCTTACATCTGCTCCCACATATGAAGAGGGGATGTTATTCTACGATTCGGATGATAAGACCCTTAGTTTATATGCCGATCAAGCAGGAGTTGCACTTCAGATTGGTCAAGAGATGTGGGTCCGTGTTGTTAATAAGACTGGTGCGGACATTCCAAATGGAAGAGTAGTTTATATTAATGGCGCACAAGGAAACAGACCCACGATTGATGTGGTAGACCTCAACTCCTTTGATGCAGTACACAAAACAATCGGTGTCACAACACAAAATATTGGCAATAATAATAATGGTTATGTGACCACTTTCGGATTGGTTCGTGATTTAAATCTTAGTCAATTTGCCGATGGTGACATATTATATCTTGCCCTTAGTGCAGGAACATTAACAAATGTAGAACCATCTACTCCATATCATAGTATAAGAATTGGAGAAGTTGTATCTAATCATGCCACCCAAGGAATTTTATTGGTTCACGTAGATACGGGAGAAGGACTATCATATCTTCATGATGTTAGCCTCTCATCACTAACAAATGGCGATATTTTATCTTACAATTCTTCCCTAAGCACATGGAATAATGTGCATCCGACACAGTGGAACTCCACTCATGTAACCGTTAATACATTGAGTAGCAGATGGGAAAATACTTATGTAAGAATGTCGGCATGGGATTCTACTAATAACACAGTAAACAGCTTTAGTAGCAACTGGCAGAGTGCTTATAATACTGTTAATACTAGAAGTGGTGCATGGGATTCCACAAATCTTACTGTATACAATTTGAGCAATGGATGGGAAAATGCTTATGCTAGATTATCTGCATGGGACTCCACCAACAATACCGTAAACGCTTTAAGTTCTAACTGGAATAGCACATATAACACTGTCAACACTAGAAGTGGTGTATGGGATTCAACAAACCTTACTGTTTATAATCTTAGTAACAATTGGGAGAACACCTATGCAAGAATGTCTGCATGGGATGCTACTAATAATACAGTAAACTCTTTAAGTACCAATTGGAATAGTGCTTACAGCACAACCAACACTAGAAGTGGTGCTTGGGATTCTACTAACCTTACTGTTTACAATTTAAGTAACAGGTGGGAAAATGTTTATACCGATGTTGCTCCCAATAGTGCAAGCTGGAACTCTACATATGTTACAGTTAATACCCTTAGTGTGGGCTGGCAATCTACTTATACTACTGTTCTTGCTAATAGTTCAGCGTGGGGGACTGGTGGTGGGGATGATACCTATGCTTCTTTAAAGGTTAGAGCAAGTAGTGCTAATTGGGACTCTACCTATACTACAGTTCTTAATAATAGTGCATTGTGGGGGGGTGCTGCATCTAACCCTGTAACCTCTATTTTGGTTGGTAACGGTATTACTACCGTGTTTACAATTTCTGGAGCAGATAATTTGAATAATTCTTCCGCCTTGAGAGTATCTATAGATGGTGTCGTTCAGACCCCAGAAGTTGATTATACTATTAATAATAATATAATAACATTTACTAGTGCTATTTCTAACGGATCAATTGCTACTATTATAGCTCCAAACACTGAACCAGTTTTAACAGAAACGTTCCCCGCATCATGGCTCAATTTAGCAAACTCATGGACAACCGAACCAACATTAAGTGCCTCTTTAAGTGCTGGAGATGTTTATAGATACATTTATGGCAGTACAATATATTATAGATATGTTCCAAACATTTATAATAGTTTAGAAGATATTTTTTATGCTACTTTCAACAATCCAGTATTGTCAAATGTAGTTGCAATAAGAGGACAGGCTATATAAATATTAACACACATAACACATGGCTAACATTACAGTATCAACAACTAGCAATTTAGACTCAACAGCCAACTTAGCTTTGAATCACGGAGAAACCGTGACTATTAATAATGGAGCCATCCTTACAATCAACTCCGATAATAGGTATAGCCAACAAGCTGCTGTAATAGGAAACCTTACAATTGATTCCGCAACTGGCGGAAAAGTCCTTGTCGATGGCACATCTGTATGGTGGATTCCGTTTGACGCTGGTTCAGGAACTACCCCCCCTCTTCCCCCATTGGGAACTTATACCCTAAGTGGATCTTCTGGGGGATTGGGTGAGCTTTTGGGTATTTATTCCGCCCTTGCGACAAGACCCCTAACCGCAAGCGAAGCAGTTCCCGCAACAGGATTTGTTAAACTTAGGAATGTAGCAAGTCCATTTGTCGATAATGAGGTTATTACACTAAGCGGTGGAGTATCCTTAACTGTAAATTCCCCAACTGGAGGACGAAGGGGATGGCTTAATGTCACAGGTATGGAAGCCACCACGATTACTGTTCCTCGTCTTGGAGAATTTAAAGTCACAGGGGATTGGTTTGATCTTGGAACTACTTTAGGATTAAGTAGCCAAACTTTTCAATATTATGTGGCAGATGCATGTCCTGCTATTCAAATTGAGACTAGTGTTGGTAGTAATACTTATGAATGGTGGATAAACGCTGGTTCAAGATGGAATGTTGCTGGTAAATTTGTTCCAAATGATATAAGAGGTAAGTTCTTTGGAATGAGCAATACCACGGGGTTGATTACTATAGCAGCATCAGGAGCTAACGGTTGCGGTTATTTACCTGCTTCTGGACTAAGAGTGAGATGTCCAAATGTTCATTTTTCGAACACATTTGCTCCATCTTCATTCCAAGCTAACACGATCAATGCTACTCTAGCTACTAGATGGGATTTCACAACAACATCATCGGGGGTTATTGATATAGATAAAGCTGCTGCAAATATATACTACTCATTTGCACAACCATATTCTGTAAAACTTACTAACTCATCAACGCTACATGCTATTAACATTTCAGAATGTGCAACACCAATATATATTGATAGTTTTGCTATTGGATGTAACTCAACCACAGATCCCACCCATCCAATAACTCTAACCTCAAATCTTGCGGGAACTAATATCGTAAACTCTAGGGTAGTAAGATATTCTTCTGCAAACAACAACGGATATGGTGCATTAATTACTTCATGTGAAAATGTTACCATTTCTTCAACTAATATTGAATTATTTGGTTCCACCGCAGCAGGTATTAGAGGAGCCGCAGCAGTAGGTCCAATGAGTTTAGTTAGAACGAACAATTCTAGAATTATTGGTAACAATTTTATAAACGGTGAAACTCTATTAACGGAATGTCAAAATGTTATATTATCTGGTAATACTTACGCTGATAGTATTTCTGGAAATACTGCAACAAGCAACCCTGTATACTTATACAGAGTTATCGCAGGTTGTGATAATATCAGAATGTATAATTATTTTCCTTATGGTGGGCTTGCAAACCTTCAACCATATAACGGATTAGTATCCTTAACAGATAGTTATAACTGTGTTGTTCGTGACATGGGAACACCTACAAGTCCAATAAATCTTGGAACAATTAGCCCCACTGGTGTAATTGTAAATTCTGGGGGTAATAATAGTGGTCATAAACTGCAACGTTTATATGCACAGAACTTAAGAACTGGTGCTTTTACACAGACCAACTCCGACTCAAACTTTGTAGTGTCAAATGTGTGGGGAGATTTTGCAGATTCCCAAGCATTTACAACTTTAAATACAACTCATAAGGGGGGAAGATGGACAGGTTCTCTTGCTGGTCAAACTGCCGTGTATGGAACTCACTGGACTGATGCATTTACAGGATCTACTACAGGTAGAATACAAATTCACTGTAATGAACCAACATCTTCTACTTCAACGCAATGCTCTGCAACATCAGGAACCCCCAAATTTACCTCAACTGGTCAAGTAAGTATGCCTAGTTATGGGGATCAAATAACATGGACAATTCCATACTATTGTATTGGTCATACTGGGTTCTCAACTTTACCTGTAGTTGTCCGTGGTGTGGGAACAGGTGTTAATTTAACACATGAGTATCAAATAGATAAAAATGATGGAAGTGGGTTCGGATCTTGGAAGACTCTGAATGCTTTAAATCTATCGGCAGAATCTAGTATCGATCATACCTTAGGATTTAAATTAAAAGTTAGATCCACCACAATTGCCGCATCAGCAGTTAACGCAATATCTTATATATCGTTATCAACACTTACCGATGCATCCTCTCAACAGGTTCAATATCCTCTTGAGGAGCCAACATTAACATATACTGGTCTTGTTTCGGGATCTTCAATGGCCTCCTTTAGAGATAGTGATGATTATCTAGTTGATTATCAAACATCAACAGGAACTAGTATTACTTTAACCAATCCTTGGAGCAGTAATTATAGTGTAGTTGTTCGTCACCGAAAGGCGGGTTATCAACCAGACGAAAACACATTAACTATAACCGACACCAGCCAAACAATTCCAGTAGTGCAAACCGATTGGACATCTATTTCTGGGGGCGATCTTGGTGTTTTGGGAATTTCCGTAATAAATCATGGGGCAAATCCCGTTTCATGGAACGGTAAAGATTTTAGTATTACTATTCAAACATCGAATGATAATTTAACAGCAGAGCAAATCGCAGAATATATTCATTGGAATATTGCTAAAAATGATACTTTCTTCGGATTTAGAGGAATGGCATGGCCTAAAATGATAGTTCCCAACGGTTCTCAATTTGAAACTGCCAGAGGAAGACTTTTTGGATCTGCGGGAGCAGCCTCTAAGGGTGTTCGCGTTGTTCGAAGCGATGGAACTACAGCAGTTCCAGACTTTGTTCAATTCCAAGCAGATGATGGTACATATTATGTTGTCCCGATTGGATTTAATTTCTCTGGTTTAGTGACAGGATCTCAAGTTGTAGTGTTTAATACTGGAACTCAAACCGAAGTCTTTAGAACAAACTCTAGCGGAACATCAGAAACCGCAAACGGTCTTGCAGCAGGTTCATATGACTATACCGTAATGAAAACTGGTTATTTGCCGATTAGAGTTACTGGAGTAGATATTGATACAACATCTGTTGATGTCGCTATTCAACAAACCGTGGATAGAGCATATGCAACATCCTCAGGATTGACTCATGGTACTACTGCTAGTTTGTCGGGAACAACATTCACTGTTACAGTTCCAACAACAGTTCAAAACTGGTATTCATTCTGGATCGAATCTTGGATATCACAGTCCGAACACGCAAACGCTTTATTCCCAATTGAACCATTCGGTGCAAACTCATTCACACTTACTCACGACCATGAATTTTCATCAGGTTCTATTCAATATTTGAAGAGAGACGGATTTAGGTATCTAAATTCAAGTGATGTGGTTACTGCAAAATACTGCGCAGTATTATCCCAAGGTGTTATGGGCGGATCTCAGGTGGAGTATTATCACGATAATATGACAGTTATAGATGCTCTTAGCACTGGTAACATTGACCAAGTGGTTCAATTCTACGGGGACGCATCACATGGTAATATAGACCATACAAATTATTTTGACCTAAAAGTTCAAACCAATGGTTATCGTCAAGCGGAAACTAGTATTGTTGATGTTTATGGTCCTCTTGAAGAAACATTCTATGTGGTGGCACTACCAGAGGTCGAAATTTCGAACCTAACATTGGGCGATCCCGCAATAAGCGGAGTGTCTATAACTGATGATTCCGATGCGCCTATTTCTTGGGATGCTGGTGATGGTGCTAAAAATTATAGCATAACTATTACTGATACAGGTTCTAATAGTGGGGAAGAAATTCTTCGTTGGTTGAATTATAATTTATCTCTTGATGCATCATTCCAAGGTAAAGATCCCTTCTTCTGGCCAGAAATGGTGTTGAGAGTTGGAACTACTTATGAAACAGTTCGTGGTAATTTACATAAAGTTGGAGGAGACACAATATGTGGTGTTCGCGTGATCGATCTCTCAGGAACTCCTCACCCAGATTTCACTAGATTCCAATCTGATGATGGTACATATGGAACTCCACCAGTTCTTAATGATGTTCTAATCTCTAACATTACCGCTGGTTCTAGACTTCGTATTTATAACGAAACAACTGCAACAGAAGTTTATAATGATATTGTTCCGGGTACTTCTTATTCTACAACATATACCGAAGGATCAGATTACACTACAGGAGATGTTGTTAATGTGAGACTGGCTTATCAATCTGGATTATCTGCCAAATTGTGTTACGAAACAAACACTGTTGCAGGTGCTGCGGGATGGTCTGTTCTAGCAAGTCAGGAAGATGATACAGTCTATGCAACATACGGAACTGACGGAAGCACAATTTCATCATTTAGTGCAGACATTGTTAATAATGAGGTAGATGTTATTATTGGTTCAGATTTCTATGGTGCAGACCTTTACTCTTGGTGTGCATATATATTAACAACTGCTGATGGTATTAGAAATTTCTGTGGTGCTGTCGAGGCTATTGATGCGGCAAATATCATCAATCATGTTGATGTTGCTAGTTTATATCTTGACAATACAACTGCAACAAATATCAAACAACTAGATAATATTCGTCTTTATCGTTCTGATGGTGCATATCCTGTTCACTCATCAGGTGGTGGTGGTATCGACGTTGTGTGGAGAGATAAGGTGTTCGTAGTGGAAACTGGCACAAGCGGTCTTACTCCATCTGAAAGTGCAGCCATTACTGCAATTCAAAATAATCAAACAATTATTAATAATGGAATTAAGAAAGCATCGAAATTAATTCCTCATAATACTGACTTAACATAATGTCTAAAACGAAAGTAACAAGTAATTACCTAGCTGATGGGGCAGCACAACAGAACATCAATGATAGTGGATTATTAACATTGACTGTTGATCTGTCTGCTACAAGGTCTATTACTGTAAGTTCTGTCGATGTTTTAAATAATCTAATTGTTTATGGAAATTTAAGTGCGGCAAATTATTTGGGAATTGTCGGAGGGGGTGATGATACTCAAGCATCAACTAAGTTAAGATCAAGTAGTGCATTTTGGGATAGCACTTACACCACAGTTCTTAATAATAGTGCTGCATGGGGAGTAGACTCACAGGATGATGTGGAAGCCTCTACCAAGTTGAGAGCATCTAGTGCCTTCTGGGACTCTACATATAACACTGTTACTAACGTTTCTAGTCAGTGGTTTAACATAGATGATGATGTAGGAGCTTCTACAAAATTAAGAGCAAGTAGTGCTAATTGGGATACCACATACAGTAGAATGTCCGCATGGGATTCTACTAACAACTCAGTGTATAGTTTAAGTGATAAGTGGGAATCAAATTATAACACTGTAACAAATATTTCTGCCAACTGGCAGACAGTTTATTCTACTGTTAATGCTCTTAGTACATCATGGGCAGTAGACAATGGAGACGATACCCAAGTGTCCCTAAAGGTTAGAGCAAGTAGCGCAAATTGGGATAATACTTATGCTAGAATGTCTGCATGGGATTCCACTAATAATTCTCTGTATAGTCTTTCAAGTAAATGGGATTCAACTTATAACACCGTTACTAACATTTCTAGTCAGTGGTTTAACATAGATGATGACACACAAGTTTCGTCTAAAGTTCGCGCAAGTAGTGCTAATTGGGATAACACCTATGCTAGAATGTCCGCATGGGATTCTACTAACAATACTGTTAATAGTCTTAGTGATAAGTGGGAATCAAACTACAATACGGTCACAAATGTATCTGCAAATTGGAATACTGTCTACTCTACTGTCAATGCCCTTAGTACTTCTTGGGCAGTAGATAATGCGGACGACACACAGGCTTCGTCTAAGGTTCGTTCATCTTCTGCAAATTGGGATGCTACCTATAACACTGTTACTAACATTTCTAGCCAATGGTTTAATATCGATGATGATACACAGGTTTCTGCTAAGGTTAGAGCATCATCAGCCAATTGGGATAACACCTATGCTAGAATGTCTGCATGGAATGCTACTAATCTTACTGTATATAACTTAAGTGACAAATGGGAATCAAATTATAATACAACCACTAATCTTTCTGGAACATGGGTGAGTGTTTATAACACTGTAACGAATGTTTCCGCAAATTGGAATACTGTATACTCTACAGTAAATGCTCTTAGCACTTCTTGGGCAGTAGATAATACGGACGATACTCAAGCGTCATTAAAGGTTAGAGCAAGTAGTGCAAATTGGGATAATACCTATGCAAGAATGTCTGCATATGATACTACTAACAACACTGTTAACAGTTTTAGTGGAAAATGGGAATCAAATTACAATACCGTAACAAATGTTTCTGCAAATTGGAATACAACATATTCTACTGTTAACGCTCTTAGTACAACGTGGAACAACACGGATGATACTCAAGCATCTGCTAAAGTTAGATATATGTCTGCACTATGGGATAGTGCTTATCTTAGTGCCATTAATGCTACACCAAATGCGATATCCCAACCAAACAGTCTCATCAAATCTGATAGTTCTAGTGGAATAACTTTGGGTTATTTAACCATTGGAAATAATGGTACATTTATTGACTATCCACTTTGGCATAAAGATGGTGGATCTCCATACCAAGTTACTGTTCATGCGAGTGGATTATTATCTGATGTGAATGTTTATTGGCCTGTAAGGGATGGGTCTATTGCAGTACTTGGGGATATTTCTGATAATTTGATAGGTGTAAGATCCCTGTCATCTAATTGGCAATCTACATATAATACGGTATTTAATGTTTCTGCAAATTGGAATACTGTCTACTCTACTGTCAATGCCCTTAGTACTTCTTGGGCAGTAGATAATGGGGATGATACAGCAGTATCTACCAAAGTTCGCGCAAGTAGTGCTAATTGGGATACTGCTTATGCTAGAATGTCTGCATGGGATGCTACTAATAATACAGTAAACAGCTTTAGTTCTAATTGGAACACCGCATATAGTCAAGTCTTAAGCGCAACAACGGATGGTGTCACATATGCAAATACATTACTAAAATCAACAACGGGATCTGGTCTATTATCAGTAACAGGGATTTATACCGCTGGCGATACTGTGGTAGGTCAAATATTAACAATAGGTGCGCGAGATTCTAGCGGGTTTACGGGTAATATTAAGACTAACAATCTCTTAACAGGTAAGAGAGGTTATCAACTTCCTGATAAAGATGGAACATTTGCTCTTCTTGACGATCTCGCATATTTAGGATCGCTTTCAAGTAATTGGGAGAGTGCATATAATACTGTCAATACACTGAGTAGTAATTGGAATAGTGCTTATAACACAACTAACACTAGAAGTGGTGCATGGGATTCTACAAATCTTACTGTATACAATTTGAGCAATGGGTGGGAAAATACCTATGCTAGAATGTCGGCATGGGATTCTACTAATAATACAGTAAACAGCTTCAGCAGCAACTGGCAGAGTGCTTATAACACTGTCAACACTAGAAGTGGTGCTTGGGATTCAACCAATCTTACGGTTTACAATTTAAGTAACAAGTGGGAATCGAACTATAACACTGTTACTAATCTTTCAGGTAATTGGCAGAGTGCATACAGCACAGTTAATACTAGAAGTGGTGCATGGGATTCTACCAACCTTACGGTTTTCAACCTAAGTGACAAATGGGAGTCTAATTACAACACTGTCACTAATCTTTCCACTAACTGGAATAGTGCTTACAACACTGTTAATACCAGAAGTGGTGCTTGGGATTCTACAAATCTTACAGTTTTCAACTTAAGCTCCACATGGCAGGATGATACATATGCATCTGCCAAGATTCGTGCAAGTAGTGCTGTTTGGGATTCTACCTACAATACACTTACCAATCTTAGTGCTAAGTGGGAGTCTAATTACAATACTGTTACTAATCTTTCTGGAACATGGGTAAGCACTTACAATACTGTAACAAATCTCTCTACTACATGGCAGGATGATGTTCAAGCATCTTCAAAGGTTCGTGCATCTTCTGCAAATTGGGACACCACTTACTTCTTAGTTAATGGCGCAACATCTGATGCTACTGTATCTCCTCTAAGTGTTCTTAAGAGCGATAGTGGTGGTGGGTTGAAAGTTGGAAGTCTAACTTCAACAGAATTAGTTGTTGAAGAATATAGAGAAACACCAGTAACATTAGGATTCTATGGATCTTCGATAACATTATCACTTGCTAACGGAACATTCCAAACAATAACCCTAACATCAAACTGTGCATTTAACATGCCAGCAAAAACACCGGGAACCTCTTTTGTTCTATTACTAAGCACAGGAACTACTAACTTATCAGGCAACTTCGTAAATGTTAAATGGCCAAATAATACATCACCAACCCTATCAATTTCCGCATCTAGAATAGATATTTTTTCATTCTTTGCCGATGGAAGAAATTGGTATGGAACAGTAGCACAAAATTATACTCCATAATACATTATGTTTATAACTAGAAATTTATATACTACAACTTTACATTTAGATCCAGACGCTAAGACTTGGATAAATGCTGTGGAGGATGCAGATAGTTCATATCTAGAACAAGACGTGAAGAGAGCCATGAATAAGTTAGTTCTTGATATGAAGAATTATTCTTTATGGTATCAAACATCATCAATGACTGTCAGGATGGGCGCAAGAACTCTCGCGGGAGCATTAATTGATATTAAAAGTCCAAATAAATCTTGGACTAATAATAATTTTGTATCTGCTGATTATAATAGAATTACGGGACTATTGGGAGACGGGTCAACCAAATATTTATATAGCGGAATAACCAATAATCTACTTCCACAAAATGATAGATCAATTTGGGAATATTTACAAGCAACAGCCTCCTCAAACGTTCGTCATTACGCTGGTGGTGGGCGAGTTGCGGGGGGAACTGATGACTTTGCTATGCGTTACGACACTGAGAGTAAGGTGTCTTGGTGCGGTTACTACCGATGCTAATGCTAATGCTGTTGGGCTAATTGGAATGTCAAGAACTGGAGCTTCTGAATGGATAAGTCGAGGAGGTCAAGCGGATCAAAGTAATACCCAAACATCAGCCGCACCCGGATCACAACAAATAATTTTTTACGCCACTGGTGAAGACGATGGAATAAACGTGTTCCAGCATTCAGACCATAGAGGTAGGGGAGGAGCTATAGGGTCTTCCATAGATTTAGCGACAATGGAATCAGTATTTAGAACCTATGTCGATTCCGTTTCATCAGTATTAAGATAATTATGACTACAAGAGAATTGTTAGAAACTATTAAAGATTACTCAGAATTGAGGGAATTATTTATTATATTGACTCCTCAACAGAATAATATAATTCTTTCTGTTCAAGATCCCACATCTAATATGCGCGTAACTCCCATATTATTAAGCGATGGTCGTTATGCTATATCTGCGGATATAATCACTGAAACACATCCAAACGGTATATTCCATAAGCCATTCTCTAAATTAACCCTATCTAGTATAGATGAGTCAGAAGTGGTATCTTCTGAAGTATTTGAATCTCTTAAAATAGTTAACTTGGAGTAAATAATATGACAAAGGATAATAACATGAACGGTAAACTTTTAGCAACAATTGGGACATTGATAGGAATAGTGGTGGGATCTGTTGGTATGTGGCTAACCTTGAAAGACCGCATGGAAAATCGCATTAAAGAGGAAGTTACTAGAAATCTCACTATTGAAATTAGAATAGCTAGACTTGAAGAACAGATGAAAGCTATCAAGTCCGATGTTACTATTATAAAGACCGATAGTAAATAATTTTATGGGGGACTTAAAACTAATAAGAGATAAAAGGTTTAAGCAGGGATTCTATAATCCTATTCATCCTGAGAAATACTTAGGTAAAGGTCCAATTGTGTATAGATCAGGTCTGGAGTTAAAGTTCATGTTATGGTGTGACCGTACAGACACAATTCTTAAATGGTCCAGTGAGTCCGTAAAGATTCCTTACTATGATTCTGTTAAGAAAAAGAAAAGGACATATTATGTGGATAATTATGTGGAAATCTTAGAAGGTAATCAAATTAAGAAGTACTTAATAGAAATTAAGCCGCATAGTCAGACAGTTCAACCCAAACAGTCTAAGAGAAAAAAGAGGTCTACTGTTCTATATGAACAACTCCAATGGGCAAATAATAATGATAAATGGCCATCAGCCAGAGAATTTGCCAAAAAACGTGGTATGGAGTTCATTATTATTACAGAAAAGGAACTAAATCAATAGAATTTAGAAAAAATACAATAAATATATACATGGCACTAAAATTAAAATTAATTGCAGAGAATCCCGATGCATTCGACAACTATGAATATGTTGAAGAACAAGCTAATCTAAAGGGACAGTCCACTCTATATATCAAGGGACCATTCATTGGTTGTGATATAGTTAACAAAAACAAGAGACTATATGGATTAGACGAAACCAGAAAAGATGTAAATAGATACATTGAAGAGATGGTTAAACCGGGAAGAGCAATGGGGGAATTGAATCACCCAAGTTCTGCTGATGTTAATCTTGAAAGAGCATGTCACTTAGTTACAGAGCTTTATGAAGAAGAAGGTGGTTTCCACGGTAAGTCAAAGGTGCTATCTACTCCCTGTGGTCAAATTTTAAGATCCCTTATTAATGATGGAGTTAAGGTGGGTGTTTCCACAAGAGCCTTGGGTTCTTTAAAGGAAAATGCCGATTATAATCTAGTTGAGAACCTTTACCTAGTCGCAATTGATGCAGTTGCAGACCCAAGCTATCCAAAAGCATTTGTTAATGGAATTCTAGAATCCAAGAGCTTCGTCCTAGACGAAAGCGGAAGATTTGAGGAATTGTATGAAGATTTCGAAAAAACCATCTCAAAACTGCCAAAAAAGGACATAGATGCGTTTCTTCGTGAACAAGTTATCAAATTTATTAACTCATTAGGATAAATACTACTATGCCAGCTAAATCAGAAAAGCAGAAAAAATTCTTCGGTGCTGTAAAAGGTGCTAAAAAAGGCCAGAAGAATGTATCTGGTGCTGCCAAAAAAGCATCAAAAGAAATGACCGAAGATCAGGTTGACGACTTCATCAAAGATGAGGACGAAGAAAAGATTTCTAAGAAGATTGAAAAGGATGGTAAAGCCACCTTTAAAGGTCCAAAGGTAAAAGAGCGTAAAAAGTATGCTCCATTAACTAAAGCTCATAAACCCAAAAAAGGTAAGGGTTCTTATGATAGAAATGAGAATTTAGATGAAAATACCGATATAAACGAGTTTGTTAAGCATATTTTCGATAAAAATTATGCTGCTGCGAATAAATATATTAATAACGCAATTGCGAAAAAAGTTCAAAAACGCATTGAACAAGAATTCGCCAAACCACTATTCTAAAATCATGGACAAAAACAAATTAAAACAATTATTCTCGGAGGACGTTCAAAAGGTATTGAGCGAAGAAACTCTTGCAGCAATTGAACAAGCATTTAATCATAAGGTTGATTTAAGTGTTGAAGCTGCTCTTCTAGAACAAGACGAAATCTATGCTACCAAGTTGGCAAACCTGATCGAGTCAATCGATAAGGATCATACAGCAAAGATGAAATTGATTGCCGAATCAATCGATAAGTCAAATGCTAAAAAGTTACAAACTCTTAGCAAGATTTATGAAAAGGCTAATAAAAAAGAAGCCGCAAAGTTCAAAGCTCAACTTGTGGAGTCTATCAGCAGCTATTTAGACGAATACCTTAAAGAGTCTCTAGATAATCTAGGTATTGAAGAAGCTGTTAAGAATAAGAATGCATATGTGGTTCTGGAAAACCTTCGTGGTGTTCTAGCCGTTGATTCTGCTGTGATGAAGGATTCTATCAAAGATGCCATGATCGATGGTAAGAAACAAATCGACACGCTTGCTAAGGAAAATGTAGACCTTAAGAAAAAGTATGAAGCCCTTCTTGAACAACACGAAAAGATGAAGGTTACTTCCATTCTTGAAGAGAAGACTGCAAAATTCTCTGAAGACAAGAAAAAGTTTGTCAGAAAAGCCCTTTCTGATAAGTCTCCAAAATTTATTGAAGAAAACTTCGACTATGTTTCTCGTCTGTTTGATAAACAAGACAAGAGCAGACGCGAAAATCTTAAAGAAGAAGCAATCAAGAGCAGAAAAGTTGTTCCCGACTTTGTTGCATCTAAAGTGGATAAGAAAGTAATCGAAGAGAAGAAATCTGAATCCGTTAACCCCCTTGAAAACGATTATCTATCAGTCCTTTCTAAAGGTAAAGGATTAATGTAATTTCACCAAGAACTATGAGGTCACAAGACCTGAACGAACAAATAGAAAGAAACTATTATTATGAATAATATCCCTCAACACATGTCTCCACAGAGCGTAAATGCTATTGTCGAAAAATGGAAAGGCATTCTGGACTACACTTCGAAAGATGTGGCTGAAATCCAAAATGAACACGTTTATCGCACAACTGCTATACTCATGGAGAACCAAGAGAGATGGTGTCTTAACGAAGCCGGAACTTCTGGTGGTGTCTTTGGCGCAACAACTGCTGCTGGCTCAGGTCCGCAAGCTCAAGTGAATGGCGACAATTATGCTGCTGGTGACTCCAGACTTCCAAAGATCCTTATTCCGATGATTAGACGTACTTTCCCCGAATTAGTCTCGCAAGAGATTTGCGGTGTCCAACCAATGGGTGGACCTGTCGGTTTAGCATTTGCTCTCCGCTATCAATATCAATCAACATACTTGAGTGATGTGGACGGTGTGGGTAAGACTGCTGCAACTGGTGGTACAAATCCCGGTCTTGGATATACTGGTAACTCCAATGCTGTTACCAATGAACTCGGATATCAATTACTTGATACTCGTTTCACTGGTGTATCTTCTGGTGCATTATCAGGTAACGATCAATGGATCTTCTCACATCAAGATCAGGGTGTAGCCCAACTTCTTGAGAACTATGAAGCCACTGGCCGTATTCCTCAAATTGAGATGAAATTCGAAAAAACCTCCGTTGAGGCTGGAACACGCAGACTCGCAACACGTTGGTCTATTGAACTTGAACAAGACGTTAAGAATATGCAAGGCATCGACATCGATGGCGAGCTTACTAACGCAATGTCTTATGAAATTCAAGCTGAGATTGACCGTGAAGTTGTGATGAGAATGATCCAAGCTGCTATGAACGCAGGTTATGGAGCAGGATACTCCTTCTGGAGTCCTGTAAGTGCTGATGGTCGTTGGACTGCTGAGAGAAATCTCACTTTCTACCAAAAACTGATTATCGAAGCAGGCCGTATGGCTGCTCGTAACCGTAGAGGTGCTGCCAATTTCATTATTGCAACTCCTCGCGTTTGCAGCATCCTTGAAATGCTTCCTGACTTCAAAGTATACGAAATCAATGGCACAGTCTCGACTGCTGGTGTTGGTATCGCTAAGGTAGGAACCGTAGGAGCAAGATTCACCGTTTACCGTGATACTAGAACCGAAGTACAAAATACCACTTACTATCCAACAAATAACTACTACACTGGAAACCGCACTATGTCGGAACCTGTTGAGTATGCATTGATGGGTTATAAGGGATCTGAGTACTACGATACAGGTATTATCTACTGTCCGTATATCCCGATCATGGTTCAAAGAGCTATCGATCCTGTTAACTTTACTCCTCGCGTTGGTCTGATGACCCGTTATGGTATCGTTAATAACATATTCGGATCTAATCTATACTACCACTTAATTATCGTTAAGGGTCTTGGTGTTGCATTTACTCCGGGTACAGTCTCGACTTATCTGTAAGTAAAAAGGCAAATAGCATCGATTTTAAAAGGGAGGGGCCGAAGACCCTCCCTTTTTCTTTGCTTATTTTTACGTTATTTTACTTTTTTTATAGATCAAATACTAAATAATAGTATGTCATACGCATTCACAACAACCCTACTTTCCGCTGCAAAGTATTCTAACCCACAGCTAATCGGTTCTGCATTATCTGGTTCAGGTGTTAACATTATTTCTCTTTCAACCAACGATGTTGGTATTGCATTCACTCCAGTTGCAACTTTAGATGATGCATTGATCTATTACACAATTGATGGATCAAGATTTGCAATCGATACTGCATATGCTGGTCAACAAGTGGCAGTCGTTAAAGCTCTTGATAATAATGTCAGAGCATATTCGGTCTACACCATCAACCCATTCCTTACAACCGTTGGTGTAACCAAACCATATGTTAAAAATCTTACACAGGCAGACCTTGCAGCCTTTAGCTTAAGTGTTCTTTCCACAAATGGAACAAGCAATGGAATCACCTTCCTTTCTGCTGCTCCAAATAACCTAGCAGTAGCTATCAATGTTGGTGGTAACAACCTATTCATCGATACAGCATATCATGGTTCAGAAATCGCATTAATTTCTGACATTAATGCTGCTAACAAGACCTATACAATTTATACTCTAACTACTGCACTTTCAGTACAACCACTATCAGGAACCTTTGCTAAGGGTCAAACCGATGTGGTAGATGCCGAATCCCGCAGAAAATGGTTATACGGTTATATCTAATTCATATTGTTGTTTGTGTTCATCATAGATTAAAGCACTCCATTAGGGGTGCTTTTTTCTTTGACATTTCCCCTAGCGAAGTAAATAATAATACATGTTTGTAAGAGGATCTGGTGCTGGTGCTGAATATAGAAGGAATGACCAATCATTCTTTAGAGGAATTGTTGTTAAAAACAATGATCCTCTTAAAATGAATAGAGTTAAGGTCTTTATACCAGAATTGTCGAACCAGCCCTATGATGAATGGATCGAGAAGTTTCAAACCTTTATTCTAAAATCCCCCGGTATCAACACCAATCCAAAGACAGGATCAGAGAAAGAAAAGGTTGGTGATTGGGAAGATACTAAAGTATTTGAAGAAATATGTAATACAATTCCTTGGGCAGAACCATGCTTTCCTGTGATTGGAGAATCAGGTAACTATAGATTCTATAATAAGGATGGTGATCCAATCTCCACTATTTCTGACTGTAATTATCCTGAAGGATTTCAAACAATTGACGAAAATCCTCCAACAATTCAGAAGGGATCTTTTAGCCCATCATATCTATATGAAAACAAGGAAACGGTAATATCAGATGCATTTAGATCCCCCACAGGAAATTATTCTGTTAATAATAATCCATATTCATATTCATACAGACCATCTAATCATGTAAACAAAACAAAGGGATTAATTGGTATTCCTGAAGTGGGATCAAAGGTTTGGGTGTTTCACTATCAAGGTGATTATAATTTCCCTGTGTATTTTGGAGTAAATCAAGACTTCAGAAGTTTAACATTAATAAACAATTCAGATAACAAATACGTGGAAAGCGTGGATTATCCTGATCTATTTGAAAATTAATTATGGCAACAGTTTACAACAACAGAATGATTATTAATCAGCGTGGAGGATCTATCGATATAGACAACACAACTGATAAAGAAAAGATTAAAGTCTCACAGAGAAGTGGATCTAACATCACATTAAACAATGTGGTGAATTCCGAATTAGCAACCAACAACAAACAGACAATGGTTGTAAATGATTCCTTTGAAACTGTATCAAAAAATAAGAATGTGTTTGTTGCTAAAGATAATGTTACTAGAACAGGCGAAAACACATACAATCTAAAAGGATTTATATCTAAAGAACAGATTGATGCGTATAAGGAATGGAAAGAAGCATATCGTCCTGTTGCAGAATTAAATTCTCAATTCAAAATTAAGCGTGGAGGATTTGCTGTTCCCAATGGTCCATCGACAGGAATACAGGGTCGTATGTCTGCCAATCCTGTAATTGGTAGTAAGATCGTATCCTTGGAAAGCGAATTCACGGGATTTTCTGCTATTCCCAGAAGAAGTAGCAGATTGGATGAAGTATTTGATTATTCTGTTGTAAGAGATGCAAGTAAAGAAGTGCTGGGAGCGCAAGAACGCTCTGTATCAGGAGCCGATATGTCTTCCGCAGGAGAGGGAGAAAGTAATGCATCTACAGAAGGTGGTAGTTTCGCTATAAATGTTTCCGATTCACAAATAGGAGAAAAAATAGTAGAACTACAACCCCAATTAGCAGCCATTGAACAAAAAATGGGAGATGGGGGAGACGAAACAGAGTTTGTTAAAAGACATAAGTTTGAACAAGTGGGAGCGGAATTTAATGATTATCCATCTGCAAGAATAGATCCTGTAGGTAGAAGTCAACCATCTGAAATGCTTGTTTCTACAAACGGTGCATTTAAAAATCATACGGGAGTGCCACATGTGGAAGAAATAGATAATTCCTCAAACTTTCCATGTGGAAATGATGATAAAGTGGTGGGAAATAGATACTCTAGAACCGTGGGTTCAGGAGGTATTCAGCTAAAAACCACAGGAACCACTGAATTAGGAGGAACAGTATTAAAGGCTGGATTTAACAGAGTTCATATTAATGCGTCTCACGGTGTTCATATAGCATCGGAAGAGTTTTTAGATCTTCAATCCCTTAAGTCAATTACCCTAAGAACCCGTAAACAGGTCTATGTGGAAAGCTCCCTTGGGGTGCGTGGTAATTTGGTTGTGGGTGGGGGGACATACTTGGAGGGTGAACTATACTGTCACCACATTACGGCCCCTCTGGAGGTCCACCAGACGCAAGATACCATCGTTTACGGTAAGTTCAACACACTTACAGACAGATCCTTAATAATTGGGGAGTATTTCGCAGATGGATGGCGACCAGTCTATGCTGTAGCTAGACCAGACCTGATTGTAAATACTGCACATAGTCACCATCACAACGGTATTCCTATGAGATTGACAGGCACTAATGCAAATGTGAGAAATCTTGCAGCCAAAGAAGGTATTAATAATCCCTCAATAAAAACTGTATCACAGCCTAGAGTTCATAGCAAGAAAGATCCCGTGGGAGATTCTTAAAGGATTTGGTCAACAATTCCAAATTCTAAACATTCCTTAGCATCTAGGATAATATCTTTTTGTAATAATTCATCCAGCTTTTTCATGGGTAGTTTAGTATGCTGTTTATATTGGTCCTTAATAAACTTCATGAGTTTGGTGGAATTATACATAGCATCCTCCATTTCAGAGAACTTACCATACATTCTACCAGACAATTGATGAATCAGTATATAAGAATGTTTACCAATAAATCGCTTATCTCCTGCAACTGCAATAAGAGTCCCCGCAGATGATACACATCCTTCAATAAAGGTATGCACATGGGATTTAATTTGTGACATAACTTCGATAGTCGAAATGGCGGAATATATATCTCCTCCATCTGTTTTTATATGAAGTTTAATGATTGGTTCCGATTCTACACCAAGAACAGTTTTAGTGTGTTGAAGACTTGAATCTAGTTCCATTAATGTTTTATTCAGTTCTAGAACGGAATTATTGGTTATTGTTTCGTAGAAGAAAATCTTATTCTCAACCACCCTAATAGCAGAAGAAGCTGATTCTTGCACATATTGGTATTGTTCTTCTTCTTCACCATTACCACTATTCTTGTATTTTTTCGGGTTTATCCAATTCATAATATTTCGTTAAATTCTACTTTGCCTGTTCTAAACATTTCTTCAATGTAAGGATTACACATGCAACACTTGTCACATATGTTTTTAATTCTTTGTAAATCATCTAAGGTATCGATACCGTCTTCTATCGACTCTTTATATATTCTTCTAAAAGAACGATCATAACAAACACATTTAGTTATTTCCATAATAACATTAATAATTGTTTTGTCAAGTTAAAAAAGTTCACATTTACCACCAGCACAGGCTTGTGCGCCCAATGTGTCAGCATTAACATGATTTTCCACTTCTTCCTTTGTAGAAGTCCAATCAATCTCTTTGTATTCTCTCTTAAGATCACACCAAGTTTTCCATAGAGAAACATGTTTCAAGCAATAGGTTGCTCTCTTAACATCTCCTCCAAAGTATCTCTCAGCAAATTGGTTTACTCTTCTTACCCAATCAATCTTATTAAACCATTCATCGAATTGTTCTCTCTTGAGGAAATACTCTGCGAGTTCCTTATTGGTTTTCTTGGTAGGATACTCTGGTCTTATGATTTGTGTTTCCAAATCTTCTCCAAATCCAAGAACAGTATCACAAGCTCTCCATAGGTCTTGATTAAATGCTGCCAATCCGTCAACAATAAGACCAGATGCTAATACTGATGCATCGCCATATTCTCTTACCAATTCGTTAGGAGTCAAAACAGTGGCGAATGGTGCTTGTGCATAATCCAAGTCTCCTGATGCTGGAAGAAGAGATATACCTGCAAACCATTGTTGATTTTTGAAAATGAAATCCTCCACTTCATCCCACTCTTCAGGCTTAACAGTAATAGTGTTGGAAACATTGTGTCTAGTTTTAGGATTAACACATCTCTCAACAACAGTTCCACTATCTACCCAATTCTGTTGAGTAATCTTAACCTTCTCAAGAAGTTCAACAGCTTTAAGTTGGTTCTTCACAATAGCTCCCACGGGAACTTCACAAAGGAAGGAAATAACTTTATCTGTTTTGTTGGATGACCAGACGGAATCTTCTACTGCTGATGGGTTTTGTCTTTCCGTTTCTTGTAGACAGAATTCAGACTTATTGGCTTGAACTCTACGAAAATATCTCTTAGCGTGGTGGGGGTGAATACCTGATGCTGTTCCCAACACACAAGAGGTAGATCCCGCAGGTTTAATACAGGTAGCTCTAGCACATGGTTTGATTCCCAACATCTTAGCAACCTTCTCATTAGTATCGAGAATATGTTTTGCTGCCTTCTTTTGAATCCTTTTATCGAAGAGTAGTTCAGGATTATCCATCATTCCTGTAATAGAACATCCCAACAATGCTTCTTCATCGAAAATCTCTTTGGATTCGGGAGAAAGGTATTTAAAGTTTGTATATCCTGCTTGAAGAGTTCCAATAATTGCAGATGCTTCACAAGCTCTGAGAAAATTCTCTTCTGTATCACACCATTTACCATTAATCTCTGTAAGATTACAACCTTGGAATCCTGAACGACCATCTCTGGTTTTTGGATACATACCAATTTCCACACAGGGATTATAACCAATGTCTAGATCATCCATCCAAATAAATCCGGGTTCACCGAACTCTTTGGTAGATGCCATTAACTTTGAGAACTCTTCCTTAGTAACATGGCCCTTCAATAGAGCAGCACTATTATTAGATCGTGCGCGTTGAGGGTTGGAAATAAACCAGTTTCCAATCTTAGCATTTAACATTTCATCATCATCGTGAGAGAATAGGCAGAGAGTTGCCGATCTGCGAACACCACCTGATAGAACCGCATCAGAAATATGCATAATAATATCATATGCATCAATCGGACGAATAATATTATCTCCTCCCTTTAATAAGATATTATATATGACTGATTCTATTTTTTCTAAAGATGCTCTCAATCCATTTGGACCCGGAGCTTTAAATTGACCTGCGATTAAAGATCCCTCTGGTCTAATTTCAGAAAAATCAAACAGGACGGTATGCCCATGATATTCTCCAAATTCGGTTGTCTTTTGAAAATATGAATCCATTAAAACTCCAACGGCATCTGCCCATCCTTCAATCGAATCTTTTACTGTGTAGGTTTTTGGACCTTTGGTGGGTTTTTTTAAACACCCTAGTTGATTCACATGTTGCTTTTGGACGGAAAATCCTACACCACATCCACAAAGTAGAGAATACATGATTTCCTGAAAAACTCTAGGTCTATCAATATGTGTAAATAAACAATTAAACACTTTAAGCTCATGTTTGAAAATTGGATCACCTGCAAATTGTAAAGTTCTCTGTGCTGCTAGAACTCTTCTCTTATTTTGCATGGATTGGGCAAAATCTATTAATTCTCCTAATTCTGGATTTTCCTCTATCTGTTTAGCATATTTCTTTCGATGCATCGCAAACACCCGTGCCACCGCTTCTTCCCATGTCTCTCTTCTTTTTTCTTCCTTGTTGTATCTCGCGTAACGAGAATAAAATGTATAATCTGATAATGCTTTAATGCTCATATTCTTAAAATTGTTGTCTTTGCTTGACACCCTAAATTAAACCATCTCAATTCAGAAAGTCAATCGTTTTAGTTTGATTATTTACTCCGAAAAACGAAAAAATCTAGCGTTCAAAAAAGATAAGCCATGATGATAAATATAGTTCCTAGCTAAATAATAATATGAGTAACTGGTTAAAAGAAATGGGAAGCAAAATGTATACAGAAGGTTGGGGTCCGGGTAGTCCAAATCTGCCGGGAGATGCTAGAACTCTATATACACCATCAGAAACCAAGGATAGTGTCAAAATGAAGGGAATCTTCGGTGCTGGTGATTCTCCCTCTAATATGTTGGGAATGAGTCAGGCCAGTGGACAGAACCCATTTGAGCAGGAAGAAGAGGAAGTTATAAGCAAAACTAAACTATTACAGTATGTTAATCAGGAGCTAGAAAAGCTCAATCCCAACAATCAGTTGGAGAAGTCTGCGGTCTTAATTTTGACCAAATTGAAAGAAATTGTTGAAAGAGCCTAAAAAGCACTTGACAATACGGAAATACGTGGTAAGTTTATTTGTATGAATAAAGACTATACACATATTGCAATGATTATTGACCGTAGCGGAAGCATGTCCCCCTGTTGGAAGGATGTTTGTGGAGGATACGAAGAAATCGTAAAGACGAATAAGGAAGCTCCCGGTAAATGCACATTTACTGTTGCTGCCTTCGATACCCACTATGATCTTCTGGAAGATTTTACGGATATTAAGGATGTTAAGGAACAATTGACCGTTAATCCTAGAGGGGGTACTGCCCTTTTGGATGCGGTGGGTAAAACAATCGTTTCAGTTGGAGAAAAGCTCGCTGCATTGCCAGAAGCCGAAAGACCAATGAAGGTTTGTATTATCATTCAGACTGATGGTGAAGAAAACTCTTCCGTAGAGTTTACTAAGGATGCCATTAAGAAAATGATCGATGAACAGACCAATACCTACCAATGGCAGTTCCAATTCCTAGGAGCATCACTGGATTCCGTGCAAGATGCGGTTTCATGGGGAATTCATTTAAGTAATACTTCTACTTATAATACCAGTAATTCCGATGTTACATTTAAAGTAATGGGAGAAAAAATGACTAGAATGAGATCTGCGGACAGTATGGCAATGTATGCCGCATCCGTGGCTTGGACAGACGAGGAGAAAGAAATTTTGAATCAAGATGTAGAAAAAATATAAACTTAGACTAAATAAGAAAAACAATGTTAATTACAAAACAACGCGAAGCATATCTTTTCGGTAATCCAGTTATGGATTCCTGAGCAGGAGCTTTTGTTGTAAAGTATTAATTAAAACCCAACTACAATGAAGGCTCCTGATGAAAATCAGGAGCTTTTTTGTTTAACAATTCTAAAGGTTCAAGACGAGGGACTACCTGAAAGGCCCAAGGGAAGTGCTGAAATGCAACATCAAGATCTAACAATCCTGTTAAATATTGACAAATAATAGACTGGTGGTAACATCAGTCTAAACGCTCCAGTAGGCAAATTGGGAAAGCCAACACCCTTTCAAGGTGTAATTTTGCGGGTTCAAGTCCCGTCTGGAGTGCATAGAAGGACAAATATATATGAGAGAAGTGAAAGAATCCGAAAGGACTACATTATTGTTAAACAACGCATGGCAACCAATCGATACGATTACTGCCAGAGATGCATTTAGATTGTGTTTAAACGGTAATGCTACAGCTTTGGACAAGAATAGTATTGGATACCATTCTTTAGATAGCTGGATGTCTTTGGGTAATTTCCACGAAAACCAACCAGCCCTAAGAAGTTGTAATATGCTGTGGCCTATTCCAACGATGGTAGTAGTAACTACTAAATGGTTTAAAAGAAATAGGAAGAAAAAGCTAAGTCTATATGAATTAGCTAAAGTGTGTAACAATGAATGTTCATACTGTCATGAAAAGTTTCCATTAAGAGACTTGACAATTGACCATGTTTTTCCTAGATGTAAAGGTGGACAGGATGTGCATGAAAACCGAGTATTGAGTTGTGGTCGCTGCAACAGAAAGAAAGGGGACACATATCCTTGGTTTGACAAGTATGGTAACATACCTGTTGCACCTCCAATTCCTAAGTTGGTAATTGCGTCTTCTTCTGTAAGAGAAGAATGGGAACCCTTTGTTATTAACTAACAAAGGTCAAATACCATCCTCATATTATTGAATAAATATATGAGGATGGCTAAATAATAATATGAAAAAGTATTGTAGTAAATGTAAAAATGTGAAATCTATA